CTATCATGATGCATTCGCTCTGGTTGATTTGGTATTAAATACTCACATATTTATCCATATGAAATTTGGTCTATTCAAAAACAACGGAGCACTCAACAGTGCAGACATCTTCTACTATGTGGCGGATGGCTTGCAACAGTTGGGTCACACTGTAACATATAACACTGTGGAAGACATAGATGTGCCTGTGATATGGTCCATGTTGTGGCATGGTAGAATGCAAGGCAATCACGCCATCTATCAATCATACAGAAGTCGTGGTAAGAATGTGTTGGTTTTGGAAGTGGGTGGCATACAGAGAAATGTCACTTGGAAAGTGGCGTTGAATGGCATCAATCGTTCTGCTGATTTTGGCATGGGTGACTTGGATGCCAACAGACCCCATAGATTAAAATTAAAATTAAAACCTTGGCGCACTGATGGTGAACACATTTTAATTTGTGCTCAACACGACAAGAGCGAGCAGTGGCGAGACATGCCCACTCTGGACAGATGGGTTCACAACACTGTGCTCAAAATTAGAGAACATTCCCAAAGACCCATTGTGATCAGACCACACCCACGTTGCCCTATCAAAGATACATTTAAAATGTTTGGCAATGTCACTGTTCAAAATCCTGTGCAAATAGATGGCACTTATGATGATTTTAATTTGGATTTTCGCAACTGTTGGGCAGTGGTCAGTTGGAGCAGCAATCCCGGACCACAAGCAGTGATTGCAGGCGTGCCTGTGTTTGTGGGTCCTGACAGTTTGGCACATGATGTGGCCAATACAGATTTGGCAAACATTGAAACACCACACATGCCCCATCGTGAAAATTGGTTGGTGAATTACGCTCACACTGAGTGGACCGTGGATGAAATCAGAACCGGAATTCCTTTTAAACGCTTGACTTTCTAATATCTACCGCTTATAATTAGCGTATGCTAATTTCTAATCAAACACCCATGATATACACAGTGGAAGACTGTCTGGAAATTATGATGGGCTTCAGTGATATTTTGGTTTCTCCTCCTTTCGAACTGTTGGAACGTGATAAAAAAATCTTACAAAGCATTGCTTCTAAAACATTTAAAGGTATAGGATTAACTGACAAGCAATTGGCTGTGATTAAAAAAATACTTTTAACTAACTATATTCAACAATTTTCTGATAGAGATATTGATTTAATCAAGTCCTTAGAAACGCTGCGAGGTCCACTGCGTGAATTGGATCGTTCCACATACATCAGACTTAGAAAAGTCCAAGACATTCCCGAACTCAAAGACGTGTATAATCAAGGCAACTTTGGCATTGAACTCCAACTGATAGATGTGCGTTTTCCTTTCAACATGTCCTATGCTCGTTTGCTGAATGATGTGAAGAAAAAATTTAGATACGATGATAGATATTTCAATCATAACAATCATTATTTCTTTCCCTATGACGAAAAATACGTTTATCATTTGATTGATAAATTCAAAAACAAAATCAAAGACATTGATCCTGAGTTATTGGAAGTTTATCAAAAACTGTGTGACATAAATGCACACCCTGAACAACATCTGCCTGGCATATATGATTACGAAATACGCAATGTGCCTCGTGAATATATAAATCATTTGCACAACAACATAGGTATTCCCAACAAAGAAAATTTATATCTTTATCAAGATCGTCGTCAAGCACTGGCTTTGGAGTTTATGGAGAGTGCTGCTGTGCAGGAGTCATTGGGCAAAATAGATATTCTAAGTCAAAAAATTGCAATGAGAAAAACTTTTATTGTGAACATAAACAAACACAAATGGACTCTGGATCAAGTGATTGGATCTTTGAATCAACTGTTGAGATTTCCTCTACTGGTGGTGTTGAATGAAAAACAAGCACTGGATGATTATCATCAGATACACAGTAGACTGAAGTTGCTGTTTCCATCTTCTGCACAATCAGTGCTGTTTAGACTGCCAAATGAAGAAGCCAACAACATAGAATTCAACCTGCGTGTGTCAGAAGATCGCACAAATAATTCCATTGATGAAAACACAAAAATAGTTTATATTAGTCATAAACGTGTGCCCAAACCTTTGATCAAATCCAAATGGCGAGCACAGGCTGCTATCAGTTTAAGAAGTGAAAAGGAACACAACCAAGTACAAAACTTTTTGCAACAGTATGATTTGATCATACAGTATGACCATGAAGAAAGTCCTTGGAACATTTGGCATCACGAAGTGGAGATCATATAACATGAGCGCTTGTAAAATTATTATTCAGGATGAAGTCAATGTGAAGATTGATGGATTGGATGTGGATATACGCAGAAAAATAGCCAACAAATTAAAGTGGGCTGTGCCATATGCTAGATATCTTCCACAATACAAACTGGGCAGATGGGATGGCAAAGTGGGATTCTTTGGATTAGGTGGCAATGGCTATGTGAATCATTTGGACATCATCATTCAACTGTTGAATGACTATGGCATAGAGATCACAGAGATTGTTGACAATCGTCACAAAGTGGATCTTAAATTCAACAAAATAGACAAAAACTTTTTTGCTGATAAAACTTGGCCCAAAGGACACATTATGGAAGGACAGCCAATAGAGTTGAGAGATTATCAAGTGGACGTGGTGAATAACTTTTTAGAAAATCCTCAGAGCCTACAAGAAGTGGCCACTGGAGCAGGTAAAACAATTATCACTGCATGTCTCAGCAAGTTGTGTGAACCGTTTGGCAGAACCATTGTGGTGGTGCCCAACAAGAGTTTGGTCACACAGACCGAAGAGGATTATATCAATTGTGGATTGGATGTGGGAGTATATTTTGGAGATAGAAAAGAATTGAAACATATTCATACCATTTGCACATGGCAATCATTGAACGTGCTGGACAAGAAGACCAAAGACGGTGATGCTGTGTTAACATTGGCTGAATTTTTAGAAGGAGTAAACACCATTATTATAGACGAAGTGCATCAAGCCAAAGCAGAAGTATTAAAAAAACTACTCACGCACAATTTAAGAAATGCTGCCATACGTTGGGGACTCACAGGAACCATTCCCAAAGAACAATTTGAATTTCAAGCCATACTGGCCAGCATTGGTCCTGTGATCAATCAGATATCTGCCAAAGAATTACAAGACAAAGGAGTGCTGTCACAGTGTCATGTGAACGTGGTACAACTGGTGGACACAGTGGTGCATAGAAACTATCAAGAAGAATTGAAATATCTAATGACTCATGAACCACGCATGAAATTTTTATCCAAAATGCTGAACAGAATCAAAGACTCAGGCAACACATTAATATTGGTGGATAGATTGGCAGCAGGCGAACTGTTGCAAAAATTAATTCCAGATTCTGTGTTTATTCAAGGAGAAATGAAGTTGGCTGAGCGTAAAGAAGAATATGACCAAATATCCAATTCAACCAATAAGGTATTAATTGCCACCTATGGTGTGGCTTCTGTGGGTATTAATATTCCCAGAATTTTTAATCTAGTTTTAATTGAACCTGGCAAGAGCTTTGTGAGAGTGATACAGAGTATTGGCAGAGGCATAAGAAAGGCGCAAGACAAAGACTTTGTACAGATTTGGGACATAACGTCCAGCTGTAAATTTGCCAAAAGGCACTTAACCCAAAGGAAAAAGTTTTACAAAGAAGCAAACTATCCTTTCACAATGGAAAAAATGGAGTGGAATTAAAATTATGAGAATATTAACAGTGGACAACAATACTTTTTTACTGTCCAAAATGCCTGAGCAGATCACTGAAGATATCAGTTTTAGTGTGTTGGACAACAGCAATCCCAAAGACCCGGATTTCTTTTTTATGCCTTTGATTTTTATTGAAAGTTTTTCAAGCCCAGCAATAGTGCTGGAGATTGGAGGTCAAGAACTCAGTATGCCTTTGGACTGGAGTGTGGCCGTGGGAGATCCTGAGAGTGGTTTTGATTTACAAATAATACCATTGACCAGTTTGAGTGACAGAGGATTCGAAGCATTCAGCCTTAATCCATTATCGGGATTCAGACCAGAATTTGTGCCCATCAAGGTGATTAATTTTTACAATGATGTCAAATGGTACTTCCCTAAAGTCAAAAACAATCAATTAATCACCACACCGTTGACTGATGTAGTTAAACCAAAATGTGTATTTTTTATCAAGGACGTGAGTAGACAGTGTGAAAGCATTGACCATTCATTGCTGTATTAATGACCAAAAAAAGAAAACCCCAAGAACAGGATCCAAACACAGATCTGTTTACAAATGAAGACCACAGTGAAGAAGATTTATCTTGGATGATCGAAGATTCTGATACTGAAAAAAAAAATAAAAATGGAAAAGAAATTTAAATACAAAGCAGGTGTGACATATTCACATGAATCCCCCGATGGCGGAGCCACTGTGTATGCTAGAGAAATTGGCAAACAAAACAGACATTTGGTTTACAGAAGTGAGGATTCTTTGATTGATGAAGAAAGTCAAATTAGAAGTCAATACATCACTCCTGACGCCGTCAAGTTGTGTAGGCAAAACAAAGGATTGCAAAAAGCATGGGAAAAGTATATAGTGCTATTGAGATTATCAGGATTCGATGACTAACAAATTACCATTAAAAGACATACTGGCAGCCATAGATATGAATGCCAAAAATGTTTGGGATGAGCTGTCTGATGATGAACAGAAACAGGTGAGTTTCTTTTTGTTGAACAGATATGCCAGTGCTGTGAAAGGCAACAACACACAAAAAGAATTGGCCATATTCAAAACCAATGAATATTACAACAAAAACTTTTTTACAATACAAAAACACAAAAAGTTGTTGTGGTTTTTACTGTGCATGACTGCCAATGATAAAAAAGAAATTAGATATCACGAATGGATAGGATACAAGCTCAAAGATGCTGGTTCTCAAAATAAAGCAATAAAATTTTTAAAAACTTTATATCCCAATATGAAAGAAGATGAGATTGAATTGCTTGCCAAAATTAACAGTAAAGAA